AGACGGTATTTAGGAGGCTACAAGGAATGTCAGTCAACATTGAGACGGTTGCAGAGTTCATATTTGCCTACACGCGCAAGTATCGTAGCGCATACAGTAGCGCCACTACGCCTCAACCAAACGGCCCCGGCTATCCAAAGGTGGTTAAATCTCCATATTTAGACGCAAAAAAGTTCCAGATCTATGTAGCACAGGATGGCATTGTAATATCCATTGAAAACGAACCACCATATCAATGGTTTATTGCTGGCGGCCCAGCACTAAAAATAGACTACGAGCCAACCAGAACACCCAAAGAAGTCACCCAGCTTCTTGCCGACAATAACCTCCAAGGAAAGCTTAATGGCATTTATAGGGTAGTATCGAAAAAACCTTTGGCATCCTGCATATGGCGCGGGCGGTTACAGGACATCAGTAGAGAACTGGAAGTCTCAGATACCGAACTGGGATTAACACTTACCCTCAAACAAATAAATTCACCCTTCAAGAAATTAGTAAACATACTGACATTTGGCGCCTACGGCTCGGCGTTCGATCCAAAACTCGGCGATGAGACCCTTGATTTTGGAAGGTCTCACATATCTAAGAACCTTGGTTTCTTTCCAGCAGACCTGAATAACAGAAGATTTTTTGAGTATCTCGAAATATTTAGTCATGGCGATAAGGCTGCATGGGACAAGCGATTGATACCCCTGCGCGTACAACAAGATCTTCGCCGCGACATAGGTTCATCCTTAGCTTCATTTGGTCGAGAGCCGCTAGGGGGCACCATGGCGTTTGGTGGCGTACCGGGTTGGCTTGAGTCTTATAACAATCGTCTGGAATCGTTGAGAGCTGCTATTTCTGTACTAGGCGATGCATTAAGATTTCAGTCAGACAGCATTGAGTCTACATTTCACGAAATCCTAGAGAAGCATCCCGTACTGCTTGACGTCTACGGATATTGCGAAAGCAAGCCCGAACTAAACTACCCAAAAGGTCAGACCTCCCCCATTGGAAAAACAAAACTTCAGCCAGATTTCATCATAAAGTACCCCGACCAATCATATAAGATGATCGAAATCGAACGACCGTCCAAACAGATCGCTACAGCACAAGGCCAACCTAGAGCGGAAGTTGGCCAAGCCGTATTCCAAACAGCCGAATGGAAACACTATATAAAAACCCATTACTCGTTAGTCTCCACACGCTACCCAGGCATTCAGTCCAAATGCAAAACCGCCGTAATCATGAGCCGCTTTACTCAGCAACACTTCAAGAGCGTGACCGATGCACGAGACTACATGGGGCTAATGATGGACCAGTATAATATCGATGAAT